AGGGCGAGACGCGAGTTCGAGAAGTTCCCCTTCACCATGTCATTGGCGAGATAGGGATAGGGAATGCCCAGTGCGGCCGAGATCTGCAGGAGCGTGCGGTACTGGAACGGCTCGTAGGTTGCCCCGCTATCGGCGGGCTGACCCACGGTGACATCCTCGCCAGGATCCAGCCGCACGATCTGTCCGGGACTGATCTCGACGCCAGCGGGCATCTCCTCATCGTCCAAGGGGGCGAGCGGGTTCTCCGGAGCAGGCGAGGTCACGAACATCGCATACATCGCCGCGACCTTTTTGCGGTCAAGCTCTGCATCGTCGTACTGGTCGAGCAGGAACAGCTTCACGATGGCGGGCGCCAGTTTCGAGACCCCGCGCAGCTGGCCACCCTCGACCGGATCGATCACATGGATCACCTCTGACGCGGGCACACGCACCACTTCGCCTGCCAACCCGGGATCGGTGCTGTCACCGGGATGGCGGCGCAGGAAGTGATAGGCGACGCGCCGCCCGATGTGATCAAACTCGATGCCCTGGCGGATTGCGTTGCCATTGGCAGCAATGCCGGTTTGTTCCAGCGGCAGCATTTCCGCAGGCAGCATCTGCAGCTGCAATGGCACCCTCAGACCGTCGCCCGCGCGTCGCATGCGGATCCGGAAGAACACCTCGCCCGCGATGAACACCTCGCGCGCAGCCCGGCGCTGCAGCCCGTAGAAATCGGTCAGCCCCTCGGCATCGGCCTCGTCGGTCCAGGCGAGCCACAGGCGCTGCAACTCCTCCTTGCGCCCGGCGTCCCCAATCTTCGAGATCGGCTTGATCCCGTCGCCGACGGTGTTCGCGGCCCAGCTTTCCACCGCGTTCACCGCATAGCCATTGTTGCGCACCAGCCAGCGGGCGCGGGCGGTGATGTCAGGCCCCGAGGCCGCGATCAGCGCGTTGACATGGGCCCGCGTGGCGCGGAACCCGCGCAGGCGACGGTGATGCTGACCCGCGTCAAATCCACCGATGAAGGCGCCGAGGCGCTGCCGCCAGCTCATTACAGATCCTTCGAGGCAAAGGGACGCAGCACTCTGCGGCGCGGCCGGTCGAAGGCTGCAATACGCCGTTCGAGATCGGAGAGGGCTGCGGCCAGTTCCACGTCCGATCCATAGGTCACTGTCTTGCCGTCATAGCTCACAGAGCGCGTGCCGCTGTAGCGCGCGGCCAGCAGCGCGCTGTGGCGGGTCTTCAACTCATCAAGGGTCATCGGGGATCCGGTCAGTCCATGTATCGCGGCGTACTGATCTTCCAGCCGCGCCGCCGTGGTGTGGTCACTTGTCCCGCTTGCGCGGCTGTCGGTTTCTCAGGCTCTGGCCTTGGCGCAACGGCCGTGGTCAAGACCCCGGCCTGCTTCTCGAGCTGCCGCCACATCCGCTCGTCGAACCGATCGGCACCGAGGATCCAGGCGGCCGCCCTTGCATAGACCCGCGTGTCGAGCGCCTCGTTGCGTTCGCGCAGCTTTTGCCATTCCTGCCGGGCATAGCCGCGCCGGTCACGGATCGTGACCAGTTGCTCGCCCACCAGCTGCTTGAGCCATTCGCTGTCGGCCCAGTCTGGCAGGTGGATCGTGCCGGCAGGGAACGCCACGCCCAGCACGCGATCTTCATCGCTGGGCCGCTCAAGACGCAGATACCGATAGGTCTCGGCCTTGAATGTCGCCGTGGCGACGGTCCAGAGCCGAGCCCCACGCTTGAGCTTCCGCCCGTTAACCGTGGCATCGACAAAGGTCGGCCCCGAGACGGGCGTGGCCCGGTTGAACCCTTCAAGCCCTTTTACCGGGGCAACCTGCGCGATGCCCTGCTTGCGCGACCAGGCATAGACGGCGGCGGATTCGTAGCCGGTATCAATGGCCATCTTGGCCAGGGTCATGATCGCGCCGTTTTGGTGCGTCCATGTCTGGCCAAGCACGGCCGTCAACCGATCCCAGCACGCGGGATCGTCCGGGCCGCCTGGAATGACGATGTGATCGACGAGCCAGCTTTCGAGACCGCGGCCCCAGGCCCAGACATCAACCTCGATGCGATCCTTCTGCACATCGGCACCGGCGGTGAGAAACAGCCCACCTGCCGGGATTTGCGCCGCGAAGCCTTCGCGCCGATCCGCCAGCCGCTGCCATTCCGGCGCCTCACCGCTCTCGATCCAGGTCTCACCCAGAAGCGTGTTGCGCGCCGCGCGCAGCATCTCGTCGGAGCCCTGTGCGGCCAGCCAGTCGCGCGCGATCTGTTCCCAGCTTTTCCAGCCAATTGGCGAATAGAGCGCCGAGAGGTGGAATCCGATGGCGTTGGGGTTGTTCGAGGTCGCAGTCGCCCGCCATTCGCCACGCGCCAGCATCTGCGTCTTGTGATGTTCGGCAATAGGGCGTTCGCAGCCCGCGCACATGTAAGCTGCCGTTTCCGGCTGCCCCTTGGCCCAGCGCAACCGTTCAAACTGCAGCCATTGCCTGTGGTCACAATGCGGGCAGGGCACGAAATACCGGCGCTGGTCGGAGGCCTCGAACTCGCGTTCAATGCGCGACAGCCCCCGGATCGTCGGCGTCGAGACCATGAACACCTTGCGCCGATGCGCGAAGGTGGTGGTGCGCGCCTCAGCCAGCGTGACCGGGTCGCCTTCCTCGTCAGCCGAAGCCGGATAGGCGTCGACCTCGTCGAGGAACACATAACGCGCCGGCATCGAGCGCAGGCCGGTCGCCGAATTGGCCCCGGTCAACACCAGAATGCCGCCCGGAAACTCCTTGGACAGCACCGAATTGCCGGCATCGCGCGACCGGGCCGGGTTCACTCGTTCCCGCAGTGCCGGGCTGTCCGCGATCAGCGGGTCAATCCGACCGCGCGAGGTGCGTTTGGCCATCTCGACCGTCGGCAGCACCGCCAGCATTGGTCCCGGCGCGTGGTGGATGACAAAGCCGATCCAGTTGTTCCCGGCCTCGGTTGCACCAACCTGCGCGGCCTTCATGAACGAGATCCGCTGCGCCGGGTGGCTGGGGGACAGGGCGTCCATGATGGCGCGCAGATACGGCGTGCGTGCCGTGCGATACCGCCCGGGCTCGGCCGAGGCGCGCGAGGACAGCCACCGGTTCTGATCCGCCCATTGCGATACCGTGAGGTCCGGATCGGGGCGCATGCCGCGACGCCAGGCGCGCAGGATGTCTTCCGCCCCGTCAAAACCGAGGTCGAGACCTTCTGTCAGGTCAGGTTCATGGTCTTCATCATGCAAGCGAGACCCGGAGGTCTGCCAGGGCGTCGAGCTGCTCTCGGACATGGGTTTCCAGCACCCTCTGCAGGATCGCAGTCTCGAGTGTTACGGGCTTGCCTTGCGCCTTCTCCATCTCTGCGGCCAGCTGCGCTGCCATCAGTGCGGCGACCCGGGTGGGCCAGGTGACCCAGACGTCACGCTCCTGGCGTGCAAGGCGAAACACCAGCGTCTCGGCGCGCGCCCGGTCGACGAGCACGCCCTTCTTCTTCTGGATCGACAGCTGGCGTTCTTGCGCCTGATAGACCGTCAGCGCGGTACGGGCCTTGAGGTAGGACGAGGTGTCGCCGGGACCGGAGACGCTGCTGCCACCAGGTCCCAAGCCCTCGCTGCCGCCGCCAAACCCACCCCGCGACCGTATCTGCTGGTCCGGATCGGTCATCGCTGCGCGACGCGCATCCGAGGCGGCTGCGTTGATCGACCCGTCGGTAAACAGCACCAGCCGTCCGCTCTTGCGCGCCTTCTGCACCGCCCCGCGCGAGAGCCCGGAATGGGCGGAATAGGCGCGCTCGGATAGACCTTCCATGGTGCAGTGGGGGTCCTCAATATGTTGGAATTAAACGGAAAAACTCATCTTATTCAGTTGATTACACTCCCGGATAGAGCGATTCATCGTGTTGAGGCAAACAAGGGCATCGCGCACCCCGAGCACCACAAAGAAGGACAGGACCATGACCATCGCAATCCCCTCCGACACGACCCGCATCTTCATCGACCGCACCCGCTTTGTGCAGGCCATGAGCACCGCCAACCTGCAGCGCCATCTCAATGACATCAATCTGAACGCCGAAGTCTTCGAGATGGCAGGTCGAGTTGGGATCGACTGCCTGACCATCGAGTTGGCGGATGTCGTCCCGGTCCTGAAACAGCACGGGCTGATCTGAGCCTGCGTGCCCCCAATCCCTCGGAGGAAAACAATGCCCCACCGCACCAAAACCAACCCGAACGCCCAGCGCGATGATCTGCTTCTTGGGATCGCTCAGCGCCAGTTCCGTATCGAAACGCTGGAAACCCGCAACTGGGACCGGCTCGATTTCCATGATGTTGCCGTCTGGGCCCTCCGTGCTGCACTGGAAGAAGCCTTTGACGCAGGGCGCAGCGCTGGCTGCGCGCAAACCGAATTGAGAACGGCATCATGAGCACCCCCGGAGACCGAGCCATGACCACCCGCCGCGCCACTGACAACACCAAGGCCCTCGACGCCTTCATGACCACCAAGTTCCAGATCGACGCGATGCTGGAACGCCTACAAGCCCTGAGCGCAGATCATTTCGAGACCCATCCCGACGAGATCAACTTGGGGCATGTCAGCACACTGAACCACTACCGCGACCGGCTGCGTGAGATCTCGGACGCCGCCTTCAGGGAAGGCGAGTTCGCCGAGTGACGCTGATCGCTCCGGCCTCTGCCCGCCGCAAGGCGGGCTCGCGGCCGTAGAAGGGCGCGCGATGATCGCAGCCCCGATCCGGAGAGACCCCATGCCCAAACTCACCGACACCCAGACCCTCATCCTCAACCGCGCCGCAACCCGCCCCGGGAACCTCGCCATGCCGTTGCCCGAAGGGCTGGTCGGCGCGGCCGCAAAAATGGCCGTCACCCGCATGATCACCAAAGGCTGGCTCGAAGAGGTTGATGCCGACATCCGCAAAGGTGAGCCGCTGTGGCGCGAGACTGGCGATGGCCATGGCACCACGCTGATCGCGACACAAGCCGGGCTTGAGGCCATTGGGATTGAGTCCGTGGTCGCCAAAGCCGCTAGTGCGCTGCGCAAGGCGAGGCTGCAACCAGACGCAGACCCCGTTGTGGCCGAGACCCCTAAAGCCTCGAAGCCCGTGGCCATCCGCGCCGGGACCAAGCAGGCGCAGATCATTGCTCTGCTGCAACGTCCCGAAGGGGCATCCATTGCTGAAATCGTCGAGGCGACCGGCTGGATGGCCCACAGTGCGCGCGGGATGATTTCGGGCGCGCTGAAGAAGAAGCTGGGGCTCCCGATCACTTCCGACAAAGATCAAACCCGAGGCACCGTCTACAAG